GTTTATAACCATTCAGATTGACAGAGCCGTTGGATATCGACGGATTGTTTCCATATTGCGTTCCAGTGGTCTCAACATAGGTTGAGCGTTCTCCGTAAGACCAGCCGGACGAGAATCCGCTCGCATAAGAGCCTGCGTTATATAGATAAACGCTCGTCAGTAATGTTGCGGTCTTCGTTTGTCCTGCACTCATGCTTACCGTTTGAGACTGGGAGATGCCGTTGTATGTTGCCGTAACAGTCCAGTTACCTATCCTTGGCAGCTTGAACGAAGCGCTTTTCCCGGTCGCTGTTAGCCTGATGTTTCCATTCACTGCCGTGATTGTGCTGCTGTTTGGGCAGTTAACATTCAAAAACGCCACGATGCCGCCGCCATTTGCTTTTCCTAACATGCTGTCTACCTCACTTGGCATATCCGGTCTGTCTCACCCGGAACTCTACATCTGTCACCGTGACCGCAGACTGCTTGTCATCCACGGTCAGAAGCAGACGATAGAACACGAACTTTTTGGCTTTGAGCTTGGTCTTGACCATGAACGGCTGCCCGGAAACCTTCGCCTTCTCGCTGCTGACGATTTTCTCTTTAAAGGTGTCCTTGCGGTCGGTGATCAGCTTCACGTCCACGCTCGTTCCAGCTTCCGGCTTCAGGCCTACCCACATGCTGGAAGAGTACTTCCGCATGTTCGCCGCACCGAAGTCGATGGCCCCGGACACCCACCTGGCCTTAACCGGATATCCCATGTCACCCTTGGCCCGGTATGTGAGTCTTGCGATCAGTCCGTCGCTGGTGCCGAAGATGACCTCGCCGTGAAAGTTGCACATGCACACCGCGTCAACGCCCTCGTATCGATACCAGGTGTCCGTTGCGTAGTTCCACACAAGTGTGACCTTGTTCTCGGACAGATAGAACTCTTGCCCGTCATTGTCATCCCACATGCAACACTTTGTCAGGTCGATTTCTTTGATGCTGCTCTGAATCCGGTCGCTGATCCGGCGAGCCTGCCGTTCGTCACGGCTGAGTGTGGATGTGTAATAGCTGGAATTGATCCAGTGGTACAGCTCGCGTTCCGAGCAGGTAACGGGGTTGTTGTCCACAAGCCGCACCTGCCCCGGAGCGACATTGCCTTTGTCCCGGTTGACCGGGGTGCAGTAGATGCTGATGGTGTTGTCCCCGCTGGCCAGCTCCATGGCGCTCTGGGTGATGGCCCAGGTGCTGTCCGGTTTGTAGCAGACAAGATCGCCGTAATGCCTGACCATCGCCGTGATGGGTGTATTGCTGTCGCCGACGTGAACCTCATACTGGTCCGGGAAATAGTCAGCCCTGGGCATTCCGTTGTCGTCCATGCCGGAGTAAAGCCCCCGGTTCGTCCCGTCGCCGTAGAGATAGACCATGTTGTCCGTCGGTCCAGAGAACAGCTCTGCGAACCGGTTGCCGGTCACCTGCTGCCGCATTGCGGCATAGGCCGCATCCGACATGGCCCGGTAGCAGATTTCATAGCTGTTCACGCTCTTTGTCGGTATGAAGTTGAACACAATCTGCCCGGCAGACGTATTCACGGTGTACTCACTGATATCTGATCCTGTGCTGAGGTCTCTTACATAGCACTGAGAATCCCACACGATGTTCTTTTCCGGAATCTGAAACACGGTGTTAGTCCCATTGGGAGAAATCCAGATTCTGCGGTACGGTGTGAGTCGGTTGACATATTCGCCGGTCGTCTCGCCGCTGTCGGAGTCTCCTTGTGCGTTGACCACCGGCCCGACCTGTTTTGCAATAATCGGAATGTACCCGTCAACCGGAGAAAAGAGCTCCCCGTCATAAACGTAATAATCGTGTCCGTCCAGAATGTACACGTTCCCGCCGAACGGGAAAAACGTTACTTTCCCGCTGGTGTCAATCTGGCGCAGGGGCGTTCTCCGCATCACGTCGTCTTCTTCGTCATACAGGCTCCACACCCATCCGTTACAGGCTGCAAGAAGCATTTCCCGGCCCTGCACAAGCCCTGCCCAGAGTCCGGCCACCTGGGCTGTACTCTCTGCGACCGCCTGAGTCAAATACCCGTCAAGATGCATCCCGGAACTGTCGCTGGCAATCGAGTTGCGGTTGATTGCATAAGGCAGTTCGTCATACCAGAGATACAAGTACTCTCCATCTTCCAGGCTATCAAGCTCTCCCTGAAGTGTTTCGAGCGTCATTTCGTCATAGGAGTTCTGTATAGACAAAGCTCCTGCCTCGATGGTTGCTGTTCCCTCGCCATGCTGCAAAACCCCATCCCGTATCTGAGCGGTATAGGACGTCATAACGCCGCTCTGAATGGCAGCCCCCGCGCCAATCAGCTCGATTCTTCCGGTTTCGGTAGCCAGTATGTTGTGATAAATCGCAAACACGTCGCCCGGATGAATCTCGAAGAGTTTTTTGATGTCGCCGCTGATGTTTACGCTGTACTGGAAATTCAGCCCTGCAACAAACTCCGTGCCGGGTCTGCGCTTGAGGTTTCCGTCCCTGGTGATCTTCCAGTTGACCATCTCCGACGCCTCGCCGAGCTTGAGGCGGGTGTCCCCGTCCGGGGCCTCATTCAGCCCGCCCCATTTCTTGAGACTGAAGATTCTCTCGTTTGTTATGCCGCTGACTGTCGCCATCCCGGTCCCCTCTCAACTCTTCTCAGCGCCTCGCCGAGTTCCTTGAATCCGGTCGTCCGTCTCTCCGCCGTCGCGCTGGTTTCCACGGCGTCACCCGGGCCGCCTCCGGCCGGAGCGGGTCCGCCGCCCTGTTCCGGCTGCGCCTGCTGGGCCTGGGCCTGCATCATCTGCTGCTGCAGCATCATCTGCTGCATCTCTTCCTGCTGCTTCATCTGTTCCTTGAGTTCCGCGATCAGTTCAAGCCGCCTCGTCACATGCCCGTCCGGCACACGCTCGAGGAACTGAACGCCGTTGATCACGCCGCGGTCCAGAAGGTTGCTCAGGGTCTCCATGCTCGCGATCTCGCTGTAATAGCTGCTCGCGCCCGCGTCGATCTGGATGTTCATCTCGTGATCTCTGAGGCTTCCGAAGTCGAAGTCGACCGGAACCGTCTCCGGGATCTCAATGGGCGGCTGCCCGGCCTGTTCTGCCAGCATGTTGGCCTGCTCGAACATGGCCCGCATCTCGTCGGTCATCGCCATGTCCACCGTGCGCTTTCCGTAGTACACTGTCATGAACTCGAGCCAGATTCTGCCCTGGTCCTCGTCCTGGTCATAGGCGTTCTGCTGCGTCACGACGTGCGGGGTGCTCGATGCCTTCTGCAGGGCCAGCACCGCCGACGTGTTGTAGGCTTTGCCTTCGCCGAGGGCGGCTTCCGTCGCGCCGAGGGTTTCCTGTGTCGTGTTGATGGCCGCCTGGATGTACTGGAACACCTGCGGGTGAATCGCGGGCGGGTCAATCGCCTTGATGGCCCCGTCAACGTTCCCGACGACCGGAATCGCCGCGCCGACGCGGTTGTCGATGTGTGCGATTTTGGTCTTGTCGTAGACGTATTTTCCGAAGGCACTGCGGTACATGTTCAGCGAGGACATGGCCCAGATCTTGTTGACGAAGATCTGGTTCGGCAGCAGGCCCGTCAGCATCGCCTGGCCGTGGTAGCACTCGTCCACATAGTCCCAGCTCAGCCAGACCAGCGGATACAGCCGCAGGTTCGTGTTGTACGGCTTCCGGATCATGACGTTGTGCGTAAACTCGCAGGCCCACACCTCGCCCTTGTCGTCGTCCTTCCACATGAGCGTGACGCAGGTCACCTTGTTGTCCGTCCGCTTCTGGCTGTCGACGGCTTCCTCATTCTCCGCGGCGTCCGGCAGAATCTGTTCCCAGTCCTTCGCGTCGTATTCCACCGCCCGCTTCCGCGCTGACCGGACCATGTCCCTCCGCTCGATCATGATCCACGGCTGGGTCTGGACCTGCGCGTCGTTCGGGTTGCCGAAAAAGACCCTGGTGTTCTTCACGATCTCCGTGCGGATTCTGCCCTTCTGGCCCTTGCCCGCCGGGGCGTCTTCGTCCCACCAGGTATACATGCAGCCGTCTCCCCTGACCGCCGCGTCCCGCACAAAGATTTTCTGAAGCCTGGAAAACTTCACCTGTTCCAGAAGCCTCGAAAACTCCTCGTTCACGATCCGCACCGGGTCGATCAG